GGACGGAAGAACTCTGTAATCTCGCCACGCAGTTCGCGCTCAGCCTGATCAGGCAGGAGTGCTGCGGCACCCGCCGCTGCTGTTTCAAGCAAGCCTGCTGCGCCACGAGGCAAGCCCTTGAGGACTTCCATGAGTTCACCACCAATGGTGGTAGGCGGTGCAGCCGAGACAGGGAAAACAGGACTACGCGCCGTGGTAGGCGCTGCCGTTACCGGGGAGGCACCACCAAAAAACTGACTACGGATAATCTGCGCGGCACGTTCCGGCGTGATCTCATCCGGAAACTCTACGCTACGCCCATCCGGAAGATCGACGGTGTACGGCATGTCGTTACTCTACCCGAATTGTCTCACCCGTTTTCATGTCATATCTATATCTTTTGCCGAATCCCTGTCCTTGAGCGGCTGATTCAATATCGCCAAGCGTAAGCCCAACGTCTATTTCAGCCTGTCTTTTTATATCGGCCATTTGGCTTCGGACACTGTTTATTTCAGCCGCATTTTCTTCTGGATCTTTACTCAGCGCAGTCAATCGATTACGCAGCGTTTGATAAGACATGTCACCGCTAAGTGTTTCTAGCACTTCTTTACGCTTGTTAAAATCAAGCGTATCTAGGCGGCTTTGCTGCGTGTACTCACGAGTCACCGCCGTAGCTTCACGCTGCGCGGCAATCTTTTCGCGATCCATCTTCAGGTTCTCACGCAGTTCGTACAGCTTGAGTGCCTCGGCACGAGCCTCGCGATTGAGGCCCATTGCAGCCTTGTAATCGCCTTCCTTCTCAAGTTCATCCGCTTCCTTGAGTTTAATCATGGATTGCTTGAGGAGCCGCTTATTCTCAGCGAGTTCTTTATTCATCGCCCGCATAGCCTGTGTGCCACTCATGGCACCTTCAGCGAGAGCGCCCAAGAACGTCGCACCGGGACGTGAAGCAGCCGCTGCCATCTTGAAGCCGATATCCGCAAAGGCCAGACGACGATCTTCACCATAGGCTTTATCAAGACGCTTCTCTTCGCCAGTCAAGAACTGCCGCATTTCTTCACGGGCAGCGCCGAGTCCTTCGCGCTTACGGAACGCTTGGAGTTTTTCGTACTGTTCGTCTGTGATGTCTTCTTTCTGCGGTATAGGCGCGATAGCAGAGCCGCCCATAATGGCAGGACGACGCTCAGCCACAGGAGCCGGGGGTGCAGCAGGAGCAGCGGCAGCAGTCGGGGGGCGACCGAAACCCATTTCTGCCACACGACCTTGTAGAGCCTCAACCTTTGATGTTTCTCGGGCTGAAGAGGCTACTTGGTCAAGCAGATCTTTTCGGTTTCTTTGCTTTAATACGACGCCAAGATCCGCGACAGTTTTTTGATCTCCGTTCATTATTGCATTACTAAGTTTACTGGCGATCTCTTCATCAGATACGTCAGCAAGGGCTTTAGCCAAATCGCCAAGACGGCGCTCGGGTCCAGTTACAAAAGTTTCAGCGGCGTAGGGTGACCCGCCCAAACTAGCGAACCCAGAAGCAAGGCGTGAGAAGAACCCCGGTTCTTCATCTTTCGGATCACCGCCGCCCGCCAGCGCAACCACGCCACCGCCTGCAAACTTCGGATACTCCATCAATCCAGCATCAATTGCGCCGAGACCACGATCCATCGGCTGACCTGCGGGAGCAGGGGCTTGCATCTGTTGAATGTTGCCTTGCGGCATCTGCCGCTGCTGATCTAGCGCGTTCAACTCATCTTTGATCGTAGGCGGTGTTTGAGGCGGTTTAACTTGCGGCTGCTTCAACCGCTGAAACTGATTCATCATCGCGTACAAATCTGCAAGAGGCGCAACACCTTGTGTCGCCATGCTCTTCACATATTGCACCGCCTGATCAGGGGGCATTCCTTTCTGAATAGCCTGCTGAAGCGAGGACATCATCGCCCGACCCGTGCCGCTAACTGGACCGATCATTGTGTGTTACCTCACGTAGGTTGGGCTTGGCCCAAGCCACCAAACAAACTACCTACACCGCCCGCCATACCCGCATATTGTGCAAAAAGATTACCCGGCTGAGTGTAGAAAGATCTTGATGCATCCGTTGGGAGCCCCCGCAGGATACCCATCGCAAATTCGGCTTGCTTGTACGGGAACATCTGTTGGTTAATAAAGTCTTGATAACCGGTATTGAGCAGTTGCTGATTAAAGGCTTGCTGTTGACCACCCGCACCCAACAACGCTTGGTTGATGCCCATCTCTTGACCGTAACGCTGCTGACCCAATCCGCCCAGCGCACCTGCCGCAGCTAACCGTTGCTGAAGACCCTGCAAGCCCAGACCCGCACCAAACTGTCGGGACTGCTCGGCAAGATTTGCTCCAGCCAGACCATACTGGGCGCGTTGCTGAGCATTCTGCTGAGCAAACTGATTGGCCTGCGCCAACTGAGCCAAAGCTTGCTGTTGATTCTGAAGTTGTGCGGCCTGATTAAGTTGCTGAGCCTGCAACCCCTGACCTGCACCAAACTGTGATTGATTAATCAGCGCCTGAAGGTTTTGCTGGCCTGTGGTAAGCCCTGCCTGCTGATTAGCCAAAGCCGCCTGCATCATGGCGGCACGATCTTGCCCAAACTGTCCAGCCGCTTGCTGGTACGCCTGCTGCAAACCTTGTGCTTCGATATCTCCTAAACGCTCCGCAAGACCACGACGGGCCTCAGATTGCATCAAAGCTTCACGAGTACCGCCCTTGGCTCCTGCACGAGCCGCAGCCGCACCCATACCCGGCAACTGTCGCATGTAGTCGCTGACAGCACCACGCTTCTGCGCTTCAACAACGCCCTCCATATAAGGCGACATGTATTCACGCATCGAACCAAGGCCAAATCGCTCAGCGCCTACGCGCTCAGCCGGACCCATTTGATATTGCGTAGAGGGCGCGGCTCCCACTCGCTCAAACTGCGTCTGCATTTCACGGAACGCAGGAGAATCATAAAAATTACGTTCTGTGGCAGAAGTGTATTGCGAAAGCCGACTAGCATCCGCACCCGCTCCACGAGCAATGTCCGCAGCTTGAGTCAGTTCAGGACTGACAATTGGCTGACCTGTTTTTGGGTCAATCTTTCCTGCCAGTGCATCAAACGCAGCTTTTTGTAGTTCAGTAAATTCGGCAATACGCTGACCCGGCTCAAACACCGGTTGGCCTTTATCATCTTTGATGATGTTGCCTTTCTCGTCCCGCTTGGGAACCATGTAAGGCTGATAGCCCATGCCTATCAAACCGGGAACAAACTTCCCAGTTGCAGGATCTTGTGCGCCAAATATCTGACCCAGCAAGGGATCAGCGTATTTCACCATCCACGACGGGATGTTGGATGTAATTTGTTCAACAGAGGAAGGTTGCGTTGCCATGTTCGCTCCCGATTAAGCAGGCAAGTATCGATCAGTTTTCACAGCAGGAGCTTGTCTAGTCCTACCCGTGCGTGCCTGACGAATCTTGTCCATCATTCCGTAAAGTTTCTTGGCCCCTGCATTCGTAGAGCCATTACCAAGATGTGATACCACATCAGCCGGGACGACAAATTCGCCGTCAGCCAATGCAGCACGTTGTGTACCCTTACCACGAATCACAGCAGGGATACTGTCAGACATTCCATCGCCGGGGCCGTTAAGTAACGTGCCACCCGCTTGATACTCCGGCATACCACCACCGGCAAAGCCAAAGTTATAGTCATCACCGATAGCGCCGCCTTCGGCCAAGAATTGTTCTTCACCGCCGCGAGGAATGTACTCACGTCCAGTGTCCGCGTAGGGATTAATTCCAGCAGGAATACCGCCACGCATTCCATACGCTTCAATAGCACGACGTACAGTCTCATCCTGCCCAACAGGAGTCTGCTGTTGAGTAGTTGGTGCACCGGCATACACAGGCTTCTCGCTGACAATTTTATATTTCTTATCGCCCTTGACCTGCGCGTTACTGATGGGTTTGCCTTGCATGAAACTATTGATGAGGTCGGTCATCATAAAGTCTTGAATGGCTCGCGCCTTCTCGTCCTTCGGACCTTCACCCATTGAGTTCAACCAAGGCTGCACAACTTCCTTATACATCGTGGCCGCATCAACGTCCTTGTTGACCTTGCCATCCTTCACAGCATTATTGATGACTTGCGTCATGTCATAAACAAAGTCTTCGTTGCCGGTACGACCGTACTTGGCTTGACCAGCAAACTCATTTTTGTTGGTGCGGTAGAAGTTGATGAAGCCCTGCGCTAGTTCATTCGGATCGGTCTGACCGATACCACGTCCAGCATCTACTGCATTCCAATAGTTACGCAGAGCGACATCGCCATATTCCTTGGTATTAACAAGTGAAGCACCAATTGCAGCGATAGCAGCAGCGGCAAGACCAACTGGACCAAACCCAGCAAGGCTCGTAAGGCCCGCACCGCCGAGGCCACTAGCACCGGCAAGATAGGCACCGCCAGCCCCCGCCAGCGCACCACCGGCAGCAGCCTGACCTTCCTTACCTTTGCTGATACCTTGATAGGCTTGATGGGCACCAATCAGCGCAGCAGCGGCTGCGGCAGCAGTGCCAGCGGCAGTGGCACCGCCTTTGAGAGTCGAAGCAATACCCGTCTGGGTTCCCGCGCCTCCTGCTGCGGCCCCGCCGCCTCCAGCGCCCGCGCCTCCCGCCGCTGTAGCCCCGCCGGTCGTAGCAGCGCCCGTACCCGTAGCAGCACCAGCGGCACCCGTAGCAGCACCAGCGGCACCAGCACCTCCAGCAACAACTGTTCCGTCCAACAACGTAACAGTAATAACACCTTTACTTGCTGCAAGAGCTTTGGCCGCAGCGATAGCCGCCGCACTAGTTCCACCAGCAATCACAATACCTTTGACGGGATCAAATACTGGAGGTTTTTCAGCACCAGTCGGCTGTTGGCCCCCGGTTTCACCACCAGTCTGGGTCTGTTGACCCCCAGTTTCACCACCAGTCTGGGTCTGCTGACCGCCAGTTTGTCCTGTCTGCCCCGTCCCAGTATTTGTCCCAGTGCCTGTTCCGGTTCCAGTTCCGGCTTTATCCGCATTCAAGAACGGACGGTCAGCCCACTTCATGCCCCCGGTGATCCATTTCTGGAGCGCAGCAGCGTTCCCCGGTTGCATCAACCAATTAATACCCACTTGTGTGGCAAGAAAAGCAGCCACATCACCAGCACCGCCACCTGTCTGGCCCTGACCCCCACCACCAGTATCAACCGGAGGGCCGTAGGGATTACCGCCCGTATAAATGCCGCCAAACCCGCCACCTACGATTGAACCGTACGGAGTGAACGTGGGGTTTTTTGCCCGACGATTTAGTTCCTCAACGTACTTGCGGTTGGCTTCAACAAGGCTAGGAGGCGTTTGCTGAGTTGTGCCTGTTACATTTTGAACAGCGTCACCGGCCTTAGTAGCACCCGGTACGATTCCCGCAGCGCCAGCAGCAAACGGATTAGCAGTCGCGCCCGGATCATTTCGATCAGGCTGCGTCTTTTCTTTATCGTCTACTTCGCCGCCTTCAGCAAACCGTTCTTCACCCGTATACGGGTCGATCTTCGGCCCATATCCACTAAGTATTTCTCGCGGTTGCGGAGTGTTTGACTGGTAATTGGAATGCGTTACCGTCGAAAGCGGATAGTTTTGATTCGGGTTTGGTAACGGTACGTATTGATGCGGAAAAGCCCGTTGCTGATTCAGATTCTGATCCGGTGCCTGCATCAAACCGCCCGTGGCCGCACCACGGATCGGACCATAGGGGTTGTACTCAAATACGCCTTTCTTGGTGCGCTTGTAGTGCTTACCCGGCAGGAACATGGGCTGGCCCGCCCCCGTGCCATAAAGCGGGTTAAAACCGCCATGCACGTAGAAAGTATCCTCATCTGCACCGGGGACGCTAAGCTCTTCCTGTTCTGGTGACAACGCAGCTAAGCCACCCATCAAAGTGGCAGACCGCACTAACGGGTTACTGAACACATCACCAAACGCTTTACGACTAGCATCGCCAGCAGCGCCCGAAGCAAAGACGTTTTGTACCCCTCGACCCATTGTGCCGAAGAAGCCAGAAGGGGGAGCAGCCTGCGAAACATCGGGAAGTGGTAGTGCAGGAGCCTGCGTAACAGTCTGCACCGGCATCCCAATGGTTTTACCGGTAACTGATGAAATTGGACCCTCTCGCAAAGAAGAAAGCGGCATACCTGAAGCCGCTTGGTCAATTGGGCTAGTTGAAATGTTAAATGCGGTGTCTTTCAGGCTAGGAGTTGGAGGAGGCGCGGCGCTTACTTGATCTGCTCTACCCGCCGCTGTAAACCCTTCACCAATTTTGGCCCCGCTATACGCTCCAAGGCCCGCCATAAGCCCTTTCTTGAGGTCACCTTCCACCAACCCTGTTACACCGCCTACAAGCAGCGCAGAACCTAATGCTTGGTTACCAAACCCAATTGTCTTGGCAATATCACCGAGAATCGGTACACCGGGCAGAACGGCCCCAGCGATCATGGGTAGAATCTTCTTGAGGAAGGAAAACCGGGGCTGGCCGGTTACTGGGTCATACAAGTCTTGCTCATTGGCACCGTAGGACATGGCAAGCTGCTGAAGCCCTGCCACTTCACGGGGGGTCATCTGGACGTTCATTACGTCCGAATCGGCGTACGGGGAGGCGGTCAGAGCCGCCAGACCTGCTTGAGGCGAACTGTTATACATAAGCCCCCCACGGGGTAAATTTGCTAAATACTATCATGTAGCAGCCTGATAAATAGCCGCGCCGTAGTTCGATACCCACGCTACCGTCAGGATGATCGATGGGATGGCCGGGATATTGCCGCTTGCTGCTACGTACGGGATGACTACGTTCGTGTCTGAAGATTCCCAAGCCAACTCAAAGTAGTCCCCTGCTTCCAACACGAGCACGAAATTCCACGCCGCCACGATTTCGCTGTTAGGACCGTCAATCACGATCTTAGTAGCCGAGTCTGGCAGGTTTACCCCGTTGACCCGAGGCCATATATAAACGGCACTGGCACTACCGCCAGTCTTGTCCAACTGAGCCGAGAACTGAAAGTTATATACCCCGGTATTGGCAACGTAGATTCTAGAAGTCGGAACCCCTCGCGTTACTTCGTAATCCGAAACAACCGAGTTATACGTAAATAAATTAACTGCGTTCGCTACAGGATTAGCCTGTGTCGTCGTATCAAAATACGAAGCGTGCGGAGTCGGCGCGTTGATCCGATTTGATATTTGATTAAAGTAAAGACGCAGGACGTTACCAAACTGATCCTGATAACGCCGCTCGTACTCGTTCGGTGCAACAGGAAGACTTGGAGGTGTAACGCCGCGTGGAGTAGTCATTACCGACGCCCATCCGGTCGGACATCGATACGCATCATGCCCATCTGCCACGCTACGCCGAGATCCGTTGAGTCGATACGGAACGCCATTTGACGGCCACGCACCCGCGTGTAGACCTGACCTGTGTATTGCTCAACCGGAATAGTCGCCGTGCGAGTTACAGTTGGATCGTCAGCAGGGGTGTAGTTAGAACCTGAGTTCTGCCGCGCTTTAACGGTGAGCATTACACTCGGGTTTTGCGCCGTAGACCCAGCAAAGGTCAAGTCAGGGATCATGCGCCAGACATACCCGAAGCTCTGACCATCCTGAATATCAAAGTCCGAAGATTCGATATACGCCTCAATCGCTTCAGCAGTGCCGGTTGAGACATCGTTAGTTCCTTTTTCGTGTTCCAAAACTTGATTAGGCGCAACGAAAGAAACTTGAGCATCGATATCATGTGCCGCAGCAGTTGTAGGCGTCGGCGGGTCGTTCTGCGGATTGGGTATGCCTCTGACACAGCCCGTCAAAGCAGTCGTAGTGCGTCCCGTATAACTAATGCACTCTTGATCAATTAGCACTCGTCCTGACTCAGGATACGACGCGGCATTAATAAGCGAGATGGAAGTTTGAGTGTTGTCTATAGCGGCGCTGAGATAAGAAGTCTGCACACTAAATGCGACCAACGGATACTGACCTAATGAATGTTCAGCCCACGCAGAACGATTTAACGTGCCGTAGTACCAGATCCGTTCAAGGTAGTTATAAATAACGTAGCTGTCATTTACAAAGCTATTAGCGGAAGGATAAAACCACCAGATCTCGCTGTAGCCTTCGTTGTGTCCGCACGTAATTTGTGCGGCTTGGTCTTGATTGATATTGCCAAAAACATACTGACGCAACGTGCAAGGCAAGGTCTCAACACGACCTGTGTAAGCGTAGAACTTATCGACACCCATCCAGTATGTGACGTTGTTGACCGTACGCAGCGCATTCTGCGAGATGATGGAGATGTCTTGATCCAGCAGCGTGAAGCCCCACACAAACGGAGGTCCAAGGTACTGCATGGAATAGATCGCGGTATCCGTCCAGACCAGCAACTCTTGGCGTGAATTATCTGCCGCCACGATGTACGAGCCATGCGACATGCGCTGCTCACCAGACTGATTCGTGACTTCCGGCACCCATTCCCACGGCGCATCGGCATCGGACCAACGCACGAGAAGCGGATCAAACGTCGTCGTGAAACTTGTCGGGTCGTACGGGTTTGCACCCATCGCAATAGAAAAGTTATTAACCGCCGAGTCAATAATGACGTTGGTATCGGTGGGAACATGTCGGCCTGCGTAGCTAAAACTTGCCGTGATCGTAGCCGAAGACGTTGTTGCCGCTGAGATCGGCACCGCCAATCCACCCGCCCAGCTTGTCAAAACATACGCGCCAGAGGGTATGCCTGTACCAGAAACTACAGAGCCTGTATTGATACCAGTTGCATCAGAGACAGTAATTGTCGTTGCACCAGATGTGAACGTAGCCGTAGTCGTAAATTTGGTAATCGTATTGGCGTAGGTTGAAAGCAACGTAGCCTTGGCCCACGTGGAAACATCTTTCGTCCAGTAATAAATCTCGCCGCCACGTTCTGCAAAAATTAAATCGTTGCCGTAGTTATAGCCCGACCAAAGTCGAAGCGGCACGCCAGCAGGGATGTTAGAACCCCAGCCGCCTGAACTCCACGGAGGTCCGCCCCAACCTACTTGAGTCGTGTAGACCGCGTTACCCGCAGTGATGTCGTACGTTGCAATAACGTGAGAGCCACCGCCCGTCACCGTAGAAACACAGATTGACGGAGCAAAGATCGTAAACGTGTCGGCGCTCGGGACCGTGATGACTTCGTAAGCACCACTAATCACAAATGTCTGTGACCCAGACACGGTGAGCGTTGAAGCCCCCGTAAAGCTGACATACGTACCAATCGACGTACCGTGCGCCGTGGCGTTGACTGAAATTGAACGTGAGCCAGTCGTCGTGGTGAAAGGATTGAGCGTCAGGCTTGTGGTAGTTCTAACAGGCGTAATGTCGTTGTAGACACCACCTGATTCCACGTAGACCTTCTGGTTGGTCCCTGTAAACATCAGGTTCAAACCGTCAGTCGTAACGTAGTTCCACAAGAACCGAGCAACACCGTTGTAGGTGTTTTGACTGCTGGTTACGTTGGTAATGTTCTGCCAGCCACCAATTTTCTCGGCGTAGCCAGAGCGAAACCGCACTTTATCCGAAGCGTAAAAGCCGCCTTCGTTGGCGTAGCTCGTGGACTCGCGATTAACGCCGGGTCGGTATTCAAGTTTCTGTAGAGCCATTACGCCACTCCAGACAAGTACAGCGCACGTTCGTCGTTACGCCGTTTGACTAAACCCGGTAGCACCCGTCCACCCGCCTTGGTCCATTTAAGAAACGCATCAGCGGCTTCTTCGTAATCGCCCCGGTTGGTCTTCATCCGGATAGAAGATCTCTGAAGATTTCCAAGCCCCACGTTGAAGGCAAAAGATACGAGAGAATCGAAGACTCCTTGACGACCAGAAGCAGCAGGGCAAAGTCGAAGAACCCCACGCTCAAACCGACCAAGATCTTGAGCAAGAATAGCGTCCACCTCTCCCATAGAGAGAATTCTGTCCCATCCGTCCGGTATCGGTAGACTCTTGCGATCCTCATACTTCACCGCCGCGTGTGAAGGGTCAATCACATGCCCAACGCCCACCGTCCACAAAAGCGCCGGACAGCGATAAGGCTTGGTCCGAACACCTTCGTGATGCTTAATCATTTGGATGGCAGCGGGGCTAACCTTCACGGCTTATCCCTTTTTCTGGAACGCCTGCGTCCCGAACCAAAATGCAATTATTGAAGACAGAATTAGCATTTCGTCGTCCGAGAAAACATTCTCCATCGCCACCGCAAAAGGGATGCCTGTGGTGTACGCATACCAAACCCCGGCGACATTTAGCGCCACGAGTTCCAGCACGAAGATATACGTCACGACTGGACGTACCGAAGCGCGAAGATTGATCATCCACTGCGAGGCACCTTTGCCGATCTCGATGTCGTGCTGGTAGAGAGCCTGACGTTCTTCAGCAGCCGTCTGCGTCTGGATCTGCTCCAGTTTGATTTCTTCAACCCGAGCCTGTGCAATAAGACCGCGCTCCGCCAACGCCAACTCACGTTCTTTCTGAGCAGCGACGAGAGCAAGTTCATGCTTCTTATCCTGCCGGTCTTGGAAGATCGACAAGATCTTGGGCAACCCACCTGCTAAAAAAGACAGGAATGTACTGACAAGAGTCATCATGCAGCAATCCTCCGACCAAAGACTTTCTCGCTTAACTCGTAATCGTCTCTATACATACGCTGTATGTACTGCCTTAAATCTGAATTCACTACAGTTGTTTTAGAAACAGAATTCAATTTTAAAACCGGAGTCTTGATACAGTCTTTACCAAGAACTGCTTCAAGTTCTTGTTGAAACTTTCCAAAATCTAAAACAGTAACTTTTGGATAAACCAGAAAATCAACTTGCGGCCTGAACGAAACCCAATTATCTAAAAAAACTTTACTGAACATAGAATTAAACATCTGCTTATCAGCGTTGCAGAAATTTAATGTGCTTAAAAATCTATCTTCTGGATCTCTATAAAATCCATAAAGTTTGTAGTTCTTAAACTCAGGATAGTTTTTTATTACAAATTCATAAGTCAAATGCCTTGGATTGGGATTACCTTCTCCAACCAAGTTAGATCCAAGAAATCCAAGTTCACGTAATTTACTGGAAAGCGTAGTCGTGCCGGTTCTTGGCGGCATAAAAAATACTACCTGCCTTTCCTTGCAAAACATCATTACGGATGACTTGCCTTATAAGCATCAAACTCGGCTTTGAGTTCTTGGATGGCTTTGATCAGCGGAGCTACAAGTTCCTCATAACCAATGGTCATCACGGCATCGCCACCCTTAATGGTATGATCTTGATAGCCGCCAAAGTCCACGCCAAGCGTGTCCATCGTTTGTTTGACTTCTTGCGCGATCAAACCGTGGTGATAACGGGTGCGGGTATGCGTTCCGTCATGTGTCAAATTCGCAAGTTTGCAAGCTTCTCGCCACGCAGCCCATTCTGACTCTGGTGCGTCTTGAGCAGGCTTGGGCGGCTTATAGTCATCGCGCATATCCCATTTATAGTCTCTAGGACGAAGCGCCATAACGAAATCAAGGCCAAGTTGCGTGTCACGAATATCAGCTTTATCACGCAAGTCAGAACGATCTTGGACCGCGCCGTATGCGTAAGTTGTGGTTGATGAATTTCCTAACTGAACTTGGTTGCTGCCTGTGACGGAAGAACTGTATCCGATACAGGTTGAGTTGCTGTAGTTACCAGAAGAAAATGCAGATTCACCTAAAGCAGCATTATTATTACCGCTTGTAACGCCGCCGCCAGTAGTACCACCAATAAACGTATTTGCGCCGCCACTTGTAATAGCCCCACCCGCGCTGGTTCCTACGCAAGTGTTGAAATCGCCAGAAGTGATTGCATCGCCTGCTTCGATGCCCACAGCGACGTTGTATTCGCCGTCTGTTGCAACCTTTAATGAATTGTGACCGACTGCGGTATTACCATAGCCCGACGTTACAGCGGTACCTGCGTTATAACCTACGGCGACTAAACCGCCGTTAGTGGAGCTATCTCCAGCGTTTGTTCCCAGAGCCGTTACAGTAGTTGTCGTGATTCCATTTAAGGAGGTCACAGCAGTCGTTATATCCGTGCCGTTTGACACCAAAATCTGCTTAGAGCCTTTGTCAATCGTAACGCCCGTCTGACCTGCAACCTTGAACGTAATAGTTCCAGATGAACAGTTGTTGTAGACAAAATAGAGTTTTTTGTTGGACGGGACGATGACTGTGCTGCCATTACCCGTAAACTCAAGATACATATTCCGAGCAACGCCGGTCGCGCCGTTCGGGATCGTCAGGGTTAATGTGGTGCCCGTGGTTAGGGACTCCGTGGCATAACCAGAGATCGCCTGCTCTAGCAGCGTACCGAGATTCGTGTTGGTGGTATCACCCCAAGTACCCGCGCCTTCGCCGGTCGCCAAAAGGGTCAATGCCAAGTTAGTGCTATACGTTGCCATGTTTAAACCTCTACGCCGCTATAGGCGTCCAAATATCTGTATCTTCAGTATTAATCGGCGTCCACGGACCAGTCGGAACAGGAACAATAGTAACCCAAATGGTCACGGTTCCTACAGCGCCAGTGGCCGATACGCCCGTTACTGGAACGAGCGCGGTAATACTTATTCCTACGTTACCGACAGCGCCGGTAGCTGATACCCCGGTCGGTTTAACGATAACTTCAATCGCAACCCTGACGGTTCCAACCGCCCCTGTCGCTTCAACCCCACTGACCGAGACGTTAGCAATACCGACAACGGTTACATTGCCGATTTGACCTGTGGCTTCGACTCCGGTCGCAAATACATCGGCATTGGCTGCAACCGTGACAGAGCCTACCGCGCTGGTCGCAAGAACCCCTGTTACCGAGAAATTAGCATCAGCAGATACTACGGCTGTACCGACTTCGCCCGTACCAAATACCCCGGTTACGGCAAGGATTTGATCCGTCTTGACGAAGACTGTGCCGACTTCGCCCGTGGCAGAAATAGCTTCTTCAAAGACGTTCGCATCACCCGTGACGATGACACAGACGCCACCCCAGCCCGTTCCACCGGCTGAGCCACCCCACGGAGCTATGCCCCAGCCAGAACCCTCACAGATTTCAGCCGTGGCTCCTACGCCGGTAACTTCAACAACTTCGTTTTCAAGAACTGTGACAGTTCCGAGTTCACCAGTTGCTAAGTTGCCATTGACAACAACATTACCGACGCCAACAACACCAACATTACCAACAGCACTGACAGAAGAAACGGAGTCTTCAAATACGTTGGCATCGCCAGTAACAAAAACAGTACCTAGCTGCCCAGTAGCCTCAACTCCTACTACGCCAATTTCTGCATTTCCGGTATCAAGCGCCGAAAACGGAGCAGCCGAAAATGCATTAAAGCCAAACATTTTTTATGGTCTTTCTGAATCTTGTACTGGCGCAGTCAAAATTTCATTTACACGCTCTTCAGTAAGAAGATTTTTAGCTACCATCATCTGAAGCCCAGAGTTTGTTCTAGGGTCTTCAAGATTAACTTGGCTAACCATATTAAAAGTTTCTACCCACGCCATAACTTCAACGTCTGTTTTAGCAGCCGTAAGAATGTTGACGTACTCTTGGTCAGTCAGCCTGTAGCGAAAAGACAGCTTCGTAATAATTGGAGGCAAGTTTTGAGGGCACTGCATAACAGACATAAAACTTCCTCACTTAATACGAAGATAAGTAGCAAAACCACTACCGCTTGCAAATGTAACTGCTGCTGTAGTTCCTACAAGCTGTGGAGTAGATAGCGCATATCTCTCATTCATGTAGACTATTCTGCCGCCAGTACCCGCAATACTTTGGATAGAAGCAGTTGTGGCAGAATTTCTAATTTCGCCATACATTTTGGTACCAAATCCACCGCGATCTTTTCCAGCAACTCCACCCCATTTAAATTTAAAATACGCTCCGCCGGGTGTTAGCACTCCCGTAGTAAACGACGATCTGTACTTTGTGTAGTCTAATTGCCAAGTAACGCCATTGTCTGAGCTAAAGGCTAAAAGAGCCCCATAGTTCAAAAAGTATTTACTATTCGCGTAACTAATCCACGGAGTAGTTCCGGTAAACCCGACCATCAAACCACGAAGCGTAGGCGCTGTCGTAATAAGATTATTCAAAGTAAAGCTTGTACCGTCAGTTGTTTTAAGCAAATAAGCTTTGTTTGTATCTGGACATCCTAGAGATATATACGTTTCAGTTGATGTGCCAGCGGCATAGTGTAATTGGGCACCCGCACCATACGTTAGGCCAGTTGTATTGTTGGGTACTCCTGTTGGGGTAGTACGTTTGGTATAAGTAAGTCCATTGTCTCCCGCAGCGGTAAATATGCTTCCATCACCAGTAATAACTATAAAAGTATTACCGCATTCGGAATAAGCAAAATGGTATATCCCACCAAGACTACCGCTTTGAAAATTTTTACTTGCGGCGGTTGCTGTAAAAGTCGTCCCGTTTGTAGAGGTATAGCAACTACTAGCGGCGGATTGATTTGTTCCGGCAGCAAGTCCTACAACAAGACTGTTACTAGCACAGAAAAACCAACCGGGTTGTGAACCCGTAATATTTACTCTAGCTGTGTAAGTTGTGGAGTTGGACGAATAAATTCTTCCGTATGTGTCCCCAGTACTCCAGTCATATCCGCCTGCTGAAACAATAATATAACTTTTAAAATAAGTACTACTGGTAGCACCAGCACCAATACGAGGAGCAGGGCCAAAATAAATGCCCTGTACAATTTGGGTACTTACAACGGTAGACGTATACCCTGCTGTAGTGTCTGGACCCCAAAAAGCAAAATAAAAGCCACCGCCCGGAGGGACGCCGCCACCAAATCTTCCGGGGCCACCCCCAACTTGAATGCCGTGGAAATATCCGCCTGTTGCATAAAAAGTAGTTGGCCCAACGTAGTTAGAAACATCCGTGCTAGTTCCTGTATTTGTAAAAACAGGCCAATTTTCGCTAAACGCAAGTTCTTCGTCGTTAAGTACGGCTGTACGAAGGTTAGATGCTAACGAAGCGTAGTTAGAGTCGTAGGTTTTAGTAAACCCAGTCTGCAAATACTCTTTGCTTCCAAAGGTCGGATTAGCGCCCCAAACGCTAGATGACGCAGCGGTAAATTCTCCAGTGAAGCTATCGCCTTGTGGAAGAAACTGAGTAAGCGTACTCATGTAAAGACCCATCCTTCAGTGCTGTTGGCATACCGTAACTGAATGCCAGCGTAAGCAGAATCTATCGTCATGTCTTCTGCGACTTCGTTTATTTTCTGTCCATTACGCGCAATTACGTTTGTGGTTAGGCCATTCGCAACAGTAGTCCAAACTACATCCCCCGATGTGGGCGAAGCAGGGAGCGTTAAAGTAGCCGCAGTGGTCGAAGTCAAAACATAGTGATTGTTTGCGACAGCAGAAATACTGGTACTGCTGGTTACGTTAATAGTCGGTAGACCGCCACCTGAAGTAGCTAACGTAATACTGCCAGCACTATTGGTAATACTGATGCCACTACCGGCGCTCAAAGTCGATAGCGTGTAGCCCGTCCCGTTACCAATCAAAAGCTGACCATTGGTTGGCGCGGCTGTAGTGTTACCGTATACGGCTCTTCCGGCTGGATACGTTACAAAGACATCTTTAGTTCCCGCAGAGAACGTAACTTTGGCCCCACCGGAACTTGATGCAAGAACCGTATCTCGGGATAACGTAGTACCCGAAGATGTATAAGTGCCGATACCAACTTCCCACTCAGCACCACCCGTAATGGTGTAATAAGTGGTGTTGCCGTTACCTACGACAGAAAAAGACTGATACCCAGTTTTTGCACCGGCAAGGGTGATCGTGCCACTACCAGCAGTAGTGGTTATCTCTAGGACGCGATCTGCAAGTACGAGGGCCATTTAAGCCCCCATCAAGCGATGCGAAGGATAGCAGTCGATGCCGCAGCAGCCGGGAACTGGATGGTGAAGTTGCCAGCCGTCGAGGTCTTGTCACCGCCGAATGCCAGCACCGCCACAGCCTTGTTGCTCTGAGTCGCGTTGTAGATCAAAGCACCGTTCGCCGTCAGGGTCGCGCTCGGGAACGTCAGATCATCGAAGTCAAGGAACGCCGTCGTACCACTTGAAGTCGGAACCTGCGAAATCGTGAGCGTCAGACCACCAGCCGTGTAATTCGTGCCAGACGAAGACACTTCATCTGAAGTCGTATACGCCGTCGTAGACGCACCGAGCGTAGCCGAAGAAGTGTACAGCGCCAGCTTAAAAGTATCTGCCGCCGTTGAAGCACGAGTTACGCCAACGCCGAAATTATGAACACCATCAAGGATTTCAACCTTAAACGATGTCACCATTGCTTGAGAAATAGCCATTAGAGGTCTCCAATTAAGTGAGCAATTTCCGAATAGCCCTGTTGTGTCAACTTCTTGCGAATCATTTGACGCTCAGCTTCTTGTGCCTCACGTAAATATTTAACTAGCCAATGATTCAGGGCTTCCTTTGAATCAACACGAAGGATACGGTTAGCCGCACGCTCCGCGATCTCTTCTACAGTATGCCCACGATTATTCGTGGTCTGAACAAATACCTGACCAAGCCCAGAGGCCGCGTCCACACTAGCGTTCATGTTACCTGTACCCTAACTTGCCCAGAACGGTACGCATCCTGACGATCCAGACCGTCGCCAAGGCGCTTGAGCAGACCCAGAGATTCCTGATACTTCTGCTCGTAGTAATTCATCATGTCCTGCTCGCCCTTCAAGTACGTGTAAGCTTCGCGCAAAGAACCATAGAGCAGAACAGTTTCAAAGTTGGTACCAAGCCATGACGTACTAGCCGTCACAATCGATGCCGGATAATAGTAATAGTGCAGTTCAGCCGTATATGCGAGATCAGGCGCGGGGCCAAGGATCATCGTGTTGTTATCCCAAATGGCGTAGTACTCGGGACGCCCCGTGTCATCAGCATCGGGATATGCCTGACGGATGTAGTTGACATCCTTGTTGAGCAAATACGTGTATTCGTTATTGCTCGGATTAAATACCGCCAACGAGAACGTCGAAAGCCAGTCAGTCGGAAGGGACATGTATTTGTTCCCAATCGTCATCGTAGCCGTCGCGTTCTTACGGATAGCCGGAATCTGAACGGAGTTATAAATCCGCTCTTCAGCTAACTGCACGAACGTAGGAATATTCGCTACGAAGCTCTGCTCCGTAGACTCACAATACTCCTGAATCAGTGTAGAAAGCTGACTGTAATTCACGGCGACCAGCCCGACCTGTACTTCATATTGCTATCAAGATTGATCTGCGACACGAACTTCGTGCCCTTCGTCGCAGCGCCAGCACCCTTCATCTTCATGTGGGTGACGCCCTTATTCACATCCTTCTCAGGGTAGCCGTTGCGACCCGTCGATTCGGTGTTGGGCTTAATCTTGTTCATGTTGTTCATGGCTTACCTCGGACCCGAAGAGCCGCGCATCGGGCTGCGCTGGTTCATCACCTTCGCCATGCCACGACCGTACTTCTTCATTTCGCTATTGGTCTTACCGCCAGCACGCATGTTCTTTACGCCCTTGTGCATACGAGATTCGTGCTTACGCACTTCTTCCCTTGCAATCTTTTTCATACCTTCGTTAGCCATTTAAATCTCCTAAGTAGTCACTATCGTGACTGTACCTATATAACCAATCGGCACAAGGTCGTTGGGGGTCAACCCTGCATCGTCTGCTCTGGCCCCGCCTACGGGTGCCCAGCCCCACTGAATCACTCGACTACCGTTTGCCCCGTCGTTACCCATTTCATAATAACTCAGGTCAGGCCGTGGATTCCGCAATGCCTGCGGATCGTCCACCGGGTACATACCCAACTGCAACTGCGGCTGATCGGGTTCCCAGCACTCTGGGCAGACCAAGATGTTGGTGTTCTTGGTCTTGATGGTCAGCGGCTTTAACTGTTTCAGTTTGTACCGAAAACCACACCGATCACACTCCGCAATCGCATGTTTGCCACTTGCAAACCTGTTTGGCATTACTCACCCAAGAAGCTTTGCCGTGGCACAAACCGGTCTGGAGCCTTCTCGCGGTCTTCGCCCGCTGCCAAGTCCCAAGCCTCGTTATATTGCTCCTTCAGAATCTGCGTGCGATCTGGGGCAATCTTGATGGACATTTTCCAAGCAAGGCCCGCAATCATGCACTCCAGAAAACGGAACGGAATATCCTGCCCATTTACGCCATTACCCACATCGAACATCCGACGCAGCCGGGTATAGACCAGCGTCCAAGTCGTCGTGTTGTCAGGCTTCGGCCAAACCGTAAACTGAGGCTTGACCACGACATTATCGGCACCCGTCGCGCCCGTACGCCGGTTAATCCAGATCTGGATCGGGCGACCCGTCGCGTTCTTGTTCGGGATGGACAAGTATGTGCTAGATGAAATACGCGAGATATTAATATCTTGCTGGCTTGTGTCTGTGCCCGTACGGATCACGTGGTCAACCAAGTCCACGGTATCAGCGTCCAGATCGTAGGTGCCGACATCGTAGGTCAGGGTCTTGGTCTTAATCTCTAGCGTCCAGAGGTTAAAACCCCGGTTGGCCCAGTCGCTGTTCAGTAGCAAACCAAGGCTACGCTTGGCAGTACGGAAGTCATAACCCGTACGCAACTCAGCACCGCACCGCTCGAAAGCCTCTTCGATAATCGAATTAAGGTCGAGATTAAAGTCGGTGGAGTCTGTAGTTTTGTAGGCCATTATTTCCTCGCCGTTACCACATCGTCACCCTTAGTGACGGTAACGTGATCGCCTTCGACATCAACCCGCATCGGCTGCTCTTTACGATCCAGCTTGTCGAGTTTGGTGATGAGTTCCTTGATAACCTCAAACTCCGGCTTCTCTTCTTTCTCCACCGTGCCTGCGATCCCGTTAAGCATGGAGATCAGGGCGGTCAAGGACGCACCAAGCAGCCCCATAACGGCAGCAATCTTGTCGTTATCAAGGAACAGGCTAGACACAACACCGATGACAACAATCGCCGTGATGTACTTCAAACCATCTTTGCCAATGGCTTTACCCGCCACATCCTTGGCGGACGACTGCGCCTCAAGCCGATTCAACTCAGCCTGAACCTGCGCCTTGAACATCTCGATGTCGGTCGGTTCGGTCATTACAT